GATGCTTCGTCTGAGGAATATCCTCAAAAACCTACAGAGTTACCCCAATTACCTGATGTTAAGGATTATGGTATAAGTGCTGCTGATATGGCAGCAGCTTACAAGGAGCTAGGAATTGATATTTCCAATACAAGACCAGAAGCTAAAAAAGATAGAGAAGGAACATATGACGATTTTTGGAAAGATCCATCTGAAGAACTTTACCAGGGTAACTATGAGGAATNTCCTCAAAAACCTACAGAGTTACCCAAATTAAAAGAAGATTTAACAGAAAAAACAGAAGAAGAAAAAGAAAAGAGATCTGTAACTGATCTGGTAAATTTAGAAGGAGATTTAGTTGAAAGACTGTCTTTACAAAAAGTAGCAAAGCTTCTTAAAGATATTTATGGTGAAGATTATACACCATTTGGAGGAACAGCTTAGAAATGGCAACTGAAAAAAATCCATACGATAAAATACCGGAAGAATTATCTAATATAGTTCCTATGGTTCCAGAGACAGATGTCGATGCTACCTTTGAAGTTGATACTGATGGTGGGCTTATTGTAGATTTCTCAGAACAGGAGGAAGCTCTGATGGAGCCTTCAGAAGAAATTGCCGAATGGTATGGTGATCTCTGTGAAACTATAGACGAACAAGATCTTTTTGATATTGCCCTAGATGTCATTGAAAATTATCAAGCTGATAAGGATTCCAGAGGTGANTGGGAATCTATGTTTGAAAGAGGCTTTGATTTACTAGGACTCAAGCTTGAGCCTGGAACAGAACCTTTTGAGGGGGCTTGCACAGCAGTCCATCCTCTTCTCATAGAGTCGGCTGTTAAGTTCCAGTCCAAGGCATCTCAAGAACTGTTCCCCTCTTCAGGTCCAGTAAAAGCCAATATTCTTGGCAAGGCAACTCCTGAGAAAGAACTCCAGGCTAATCGTGTTCAGAACTTTATGAACTATCAGGTTACTGAACAGATGCCGGAATACTTTGATGAGTTTGAAAGAATGCTGTTCCATCTTCCCCTGATTGGATCTGCCTTCAAGAAAGTTTACTATAACTCCACACTTAAAAGACCAATGTCGGAGTTTATTTCGATTGACCAGTTCTATGTATCTTATTATGCAACTGATCTGAGAAATGCCGATAGATACACACATGTTATTTATCGTAGTCCGGTTGAACTGGAAAAAGATATTCAGGCAGGTGTTTACAAAGATGTAACTCTTCCTGAACCAAATCAAACAAATATTACTTCCTTTACAGAGAAGATGGATACGATTCTTGGCTTGTCTCCCTCTTCAGATAAAGATCCTCAATATGTTCTTCTTGAACAACACTGTTATTTAGATATTGAAGGTAACGACCAGTCATTACCTTATATTGTTACAGTTGAAGAAACAAGTCGAACTGTATTGAGTATTCGTAGAAACTACGAACAAAATGATTCCAATATGGAAAAAAGAAGCCATTTTGTTCATTACAGGTTTGTTCCTGGTTTTGGTTTCTACGGCCTAGGCTTGATTCATTTCCTTGGTAATCTCACCATGAGTGCAACAGCAGCCATGCGGTCCCTCATTGACGCTGGTCAGTTTGCTAATTTACCAGGAGGTTTCAAAGCCAGGGGTGTGAGAATGGTTGGTGATAACGAACCTATCTCCCCCGGTGAGTTCAAGGAGGTTGAAGCAACTGGTATGGATTTATCAAAGGCTATTGTTCCTCTCCCCTACAAAGAGCCTTCCTCAACTCTATATCAAATGCTCCAATTCGTAGCTGCTGCTGGTCAGAAGTTTGCGGATAGCACAGAGCAGGTTATCTCTGATGCTGCCTCCTATGGACCTGTAGGAACAACAATGGCTCTCCTAGAAGCCAGTAGTAAGTTCTTCACAGCAATTCACAAGCGGGTACACAAATCACAGAAGGATGAATTTAGGATTCTTGCCAAGATTAATTATGATTATCTTCCCAACGAATATCCCTATGACGTTCCTTTTGAAGACAGAAGTATATTCAAGAGTGATTTTGATGGTCGAATAGATATTATTCCTGTCTCTGATCCAAACATTCCCAGCAATGCCCACCGCATGATGATGGCTAACATGGCATTGCAGATGGCACAGCAATCACCTCCAGGCATGTTTAACATGGAAGCACTAAACAGAACAATTCTTCATGCAGCCAATATGCCTAATCTTGAAGAGATACTACCTCCCAAGATTGAACCAAAGCCACTTGATCCTGTCTCTGATATTATGGCGGCAACCAAGGGAATACCCATTGCGGCTTTCCCAGGACAGAACCATGATGCTCATATTCAGGTAAAGATGGCCTATCTGCAAGATCCTGCCAATGGTGCCAATCCTGTCATGCAAAGAATACAACCGATATTACAAGCTAATATTCAAGAGCATTCGGTACTCAAGTACCAGGAACAGATGAATGGAGTAACAGAACAGTTAATGGGTCAGATACCACCGGAACAGGCACAAGATCCTGCTGTCATAGAAATGATAATGGGGCAAGCAGCCCAGCAGGTTATGAATGCAAATCAGGCAATGGGACAGGCACAATCTCCAGAACAGCAGCTTGTCTCTCTTGAACAGGCCAAGGTGGAACTTCAGAAACAGAAACTACAGTCTGATACTATGGTTCAGGCAGCAGAAATGGAGTTAAAGAATAAGAAACTAGAGCTAGATGAGAATGAACAGATCATAGATATTCTGAAAACAAATGCTGCCGATAACTCCAAACAAGAGAAGGCTGATAAAGACAGAGATTCTAAAAAAGAACTCAAGGTTATGGAATTAAGGACAGATGTAGGAATTGAAGAAAAGAAACTAGCAGTTGAACGAGAAAGAATTTTAAAAGATCTGGTAGATAAAATCCAGAAGAATGAAACTGATCTTGATACAAAGGGTCTAGATGCTCTTGTCAAGATGGCAATTGAACAATCTAAGAAGGAGACTGAAAATGGCAACAATGAAGAAGGGTAAAGGTTATCTTGACCATGTAAAACCTTCTGGGAAATCTTTTGGAGATCCGTTTAAAGGTGATACCATAGGTCAATGGGAAACCACATCTTCCCTGAATGAGTGGGATAAAGGTAAGTGGGATTTTCCAAAACCTAAGAAGGGTAAGAAAACTTAACCAATGGAAATTTGGGATGAAGTTATCATTGAGTTCAATACGGAAATTGACAAATTAAGAGTAATGTTAGGAAATGGGGGTGCAGAAGATTACCCGCATTATCGGCAAATGGTAGGATCAATACAAGGTCTGGATTGGGCCAGAACTAATATTACTGACATTATTAAAAAAAGAACATATTCAGATGATGAGGAGTAAGAATGCAACAAGTAGAAATGGGCAAAGCCATTAAAAACGATTTATGGATTAGTGACCCAAAAGAAATAGAAGACCCAGAAGTACTGCCTGAATTACCAGGCTTTAATGTTTTAGTACGTCCTGTCTCTGTGAAGAGTCAGACCAAGGGTGGTATTCTTCTTCCAGACTCAACCAGAGATGATATGGCTTATCTGACAACTGTTGGAAAAGTTTTAGCTCTGGGTGATCTGGCATATCTTGATAAAGATAAATTTCCTGTTGGTGCTTGGTGTACTGTAGGAGACTATGTATGTTATGGTAAACATGCAGGTACAAAACTGGTCTATAAAGGTGTAAGACTTATTTTACTTTTTGATGATCAGATCACCATGAAGGTGGGAGATCCTAAAGATCTTGACCCAACATTTAATCTTGGGCAAGGATCTAATTAAAAATATTTGTGAAATCTATACTTCTATGGTATAATAGAGTATACGTTAAATCGTTTGTTTCGTAAACAACGGAGGTAATAATGACTGAAAAAGAAGAGTGGGATGAAATTAAGGCCCCGAATGAAGAGAAAGAAATTGAAATAGAAATAGAAGAAGAAGAAGAAGTAAAAGAAGAAAAGNCGGAAGCACCTGAATTAGAAGGTATTGAAACCAAGGGTGCTGAAAAAAGAATAAGGCAGCTTATTCGGCAAAGAAAAGAACGTGACGAACAAATTTCTACTCTCATTCAAAAAAATGAGGAGTTGTTTCAAACTCTNAGAACAAAAGACAAGGAAGTATCAGATTTTAGTAAACTAACTCTTGATGCTTCTGAAAAACAATTAACTGATAAAATTGATCTTGCCAGAACTGTATATATGGAGGCTTTTGAAGAAGGAGAAAAGGAAAAGCTATTAAAGGCGCAAGAGATGTTGAATGAAGCTCAAACTGATTTAAAGACTATTTCTTCAGCAAAGAAACA